CGCCGAAACTATTATATACAACACATTGGAATTTTTCAATAACGCTAATATTGGGTCTAAAACAGCAAGACAAAATATTACTAAATACATAATAACAAATCTAACCAAAGAAGGCTATTTATGAGCAAAGACGGTTCATATACATCAGAAAAAGAAATAATAGAACTCTATATGAAATTATTTCTTAAAGGTAAAATAATAAAAAATGGTGCCGCATTCAAAAGAATGGAACAACTTAAACAAAAATATGAACTAAAAAAAAATAAAAAAATAAATTCCATTTTTGACTAATATTTCTTATTATATAAAATGTTAAACTTTATTAAATTTACAATAGTAAAACTAACTTAAAAACTATGTTCCAAAAAGGATACGACCCAAACCGCAATATCAAAGGCAGACCTAAGAAAGGTCGCAACATTCCCGATATCCTTCGTAAAATAGGTGAAGAATATCATGATGAAGAAAAACGTACTACGAATTATGAGGCCATGTGTCGGAAGGCATGGAAACAAGCTATTCGTGGGGATGCCTCAGCTAGAACATTTATTACGGACAGAATGGAGGGCAAACCTATCGAACGGATACAACAAGAAGTTGTGTCGTTAGAATATACTGGTGATAATGCAGAAGAGTTCGTTAAGTCCAGGTTGCATAAAGAGTAACTATAGTAATAGGGCTACGTTACTTAGCGAATCGGATTCTGATTATGAATATAGAGGCGCTATATATCAACATTGCTCAAATGATATATTATTTTGGATTAATCATTTTTGTTGGATATATGAGCCAAGAAAAGAATATCAATCTAAATTAGGTTATAATTCTCCTCATTTATTATTCATTACATGGGATTATCAAGATGAATATGTCAAATGGTTGTGCGAACACATTAATAATGGCACGGATGGATTAACAGAGAAATCAAGAGATATGGGGATGAGTTGGTTAGTATCAACGGTATTTCTATGGTATTGGTTATTCGGTAAGAGTGGCAATGATTTTCTTATTGGTTCACGAAAACAAGAATTTGTAGATAAGCATGGCGCAATGGATGCGGTATTTCCAAAGATACGATACAATTTATATAGACAGCCAGAATGGTTTATGCCTCAAGGATGGAATAAGCTTAATCATGATACATTTATGAGGTTAATCAATCCTAAGACAGGTTCATATATTAAAGGGGAGGCAAACAATAAATATTTCGGTACGGGAGGGCGCTATAAAGCCGTATTATTAGATGAGTTTGCAAAGTGGGAACATACCGATGAATTAGCCTGGCAATCATTGTCAGATGCCACACCCTGTAGATTACCAGTATCATCGGCATTTGGGCGAAATAACATGTTTTATAAGTTAGCCTCACATAGTATAGGGGAAATTGATAAAACTCGTATCTCATGGAAGCTACACCCCTTAAAAACGAAGCTATGGTATGATGCAGAGAAGAAAAGACGTTCGCCACAAGATTTAGCCGCTGAAGTAGATATTGATTACACGGCTTCTATAAGCGAAAAGGCTTATGAGGCATTTAATTATGAGAATCATACAACGACCGATAATCTATATGATTCACACCTATCTATTAATTTTATGTGTGACTTTAATGTAGACCCCATGTGTTGGACAATAGGACATGAACATAAAGGTAATATATTAATGTTTGATGAGTATGCCGAACGCGTTACCGATACCGGAACGGTTATAAGTAAATTTTGTAAGGATTATAAGACACATTCTAATAAGATAATATATGTATATGGTGATGCAACAGGTAAGAGGAAAGATACTAGAAGTAAGTCATCGGATTATACCATTATTAAGAATGTATTACAGAGGAATGGGTGGCAAGTTATTATGCAAGTTCCATTAAGTAACCCCCCTGTTAAGACAAGAATTAATGCAGTTAACAAAAGACTATATGATTGGGAAAATGATGGTAAATCGTGGGTTCTTATTTCACAATCTAATTGTAAAGTACTTATTGATTCATTAGAACAGACCCGTCGCAAAGATGACGGAATAGATAAATCAGATAATGTCGAACATATGACGGATGGGTTCGGTTATTATATTACACATAAATTCCCCGTTATTGAAAGAAAGATAAGAGGTGCCGCATGGTAATTCAAGACACAAGCAGGAGGGCTGTTCTAGAAGGGTTGGCAAAACATATTAATAGAGTAGAAGAACAAAGAGAAAACGAACGTCAAAAACTTATACAATATTATACTCATTCATCCACAGACCAATATGTGAAAGAGTATTTCAAAGGTACATCGTTGGCTCAGATTCCTGTATATACTCAAGCCTTAATGCAAAGAGTAGTTAATCAGCGGGCATTAGTATACAAGAATAATCCCGAAATGATATGTGATGATAAATATGTAGAATTAAGTCATGGTCTTAATCAAGGTCGGCGACAATTAGAGAAGTTAACATTTTTATTAGGTACGATGGCATTCCGTAGTAAAATATATACAGATAAATTAGGTTATGACCAAGTACCAATATTCAAACCGTATTTTTTACCAGGGGAATCTAAACCGTTCGGAATTAGTTATCCATTACATAATTATGGGGGTGCTAGATTAAGTCAATTAACATATGCCGTGTGGACAGAGACAAGAGATGGACAACCGGGAGAACATTTTTTGTATCAAGATAATAAGATAATCCCCGCGACATCACTTAATGGTGAAATTAATGATAGAATGATTAATCCGTATGATATATTGCCCTTTACTTTTGTACATAGGTCACCACAGATTGCGGGTGAATTTTGGGTAGAAGGTGCAACAGATATAATGAAAGCCAATCATCAATTAGATATTGGAATGACGGAATTAGCGTTAGCTTATAGGTTTGATGCCGTTGGTATTAAGTGGATTAAGGGAGTAGACGAGGTTGAGGAGATGCCAAGCGGTACAGATAAGTTTATTATCATACCACATGAAGCCGATATTGGTAGATTGGGGTCAGCTTCTTTACAACAGTTAATAGACACATTAAAATTTATGACTGAAGTTCCTTTGCAGAACAATCACCTCACGATTAGATGGAGCAATCAAGGACAGGCTAAATCAGGGGAGGCTTTAAAGATGGAGAATATTGATAATATAGAACAGAGGGAGGCCTCTGTTGAGGATATATGGAGACGGTGGGAGAGCGATAGATTTCAGGTTGATAAAAAATTATTAGATGTGCACAATATAGCTAATATTAGTGATGATTATTCTGTTAATTTTGCGGAGCCTACTATTCCGATGAGTCAAGCTGAAGAACGTGAACAATGGGCATGGGAATTAGATAGAGGATTTGTAAGTCCTAAAGATTATTTCAAGTGGAAAAACCCAGATATATCGGACAAGGAATTAAAAGAACGACTTGATAATATAGAAAATATGAAAGCCGCTAAAAAAGAATCTGAATTAATGAAAGCATTGGAGACCAGTGTCTAAGCAATTACGTAATACTATTGATTCAGTTGCGAATAACTTAACCAATACCATACTTAGGGATGAAACTAAGTTATTCAACTATATGATGAGTAAATGGGATGAGTATTCCATATTGGGTTATGAGAAGCGTTTACGGGCTATAACCAAAGCAGGAGAATTGTATACATCTAATTTAGGACCTGAGATACAAAAATCTTTCGTTCAAATAGCGGATAGAATGCAGAAATGGGATGAATTGACCCCTGAAATGTTAGAGGCCGTATCACATATAAGTCAATCCAAGATAATGAAGATAGGTAAGGGTCTTACTAATAAATGGAATGACACCATATTGCATGGAATTATGATGGGTAAAGATGAAGGGGCATTAAGAAAAATGCTTAAAGAATCTACTGATGCTTTAGACCATCATATAAGGACAGAGGTCAATACGGCCTTGAATACTTATAGTCGTTCGGTTAATTTACAGATGGCTAAAAATGCTCCCCTTAAGAAATTATACAGATATGAAGGTCCGGTAGATGGTAAGACAAGACCGGTATGTTTAGATATGGTTGGTGCCGGTGATTTGAAATTAAGTGATATAGATGAACAATTTCCAGGAGCAATGTTAGATGGTGGTGGATATAATTGTAGACATCAATGGATACCCGTTGATATAGCAGAGCCATCATTAAAAGACAAGGCGAATAAATTACAACCACCGGAACTTCCTAAGCCTGAAGTTATTAGACCAACAAGGGGATTATATAGCTGAATGAAACTACCTTGGAAAAATACTGAAATCTTTACGGTTGTCTTTATGCAAGATATTGGCAATATAATTATTAAGGAAATCAAGACACAAACTAAGAAAGGAATGGCAGTTACAGGCGCTAAATTCCCTGCTTACGGCAGTTCTTATAAAAAGTATAAAGCAATAGGAGGTACGAAGACAAGAGGCGAAAATAAAGGAAATAAAAGGTTTCCTAGACAATCGAGTAAGCAAGTTAATCCGCCGGATTTGCGATTAACAGGCGATATGATAAGAGATTTGAAGCACATTGGGATGCCAACAGATAATTCAATTAAAGTAGGGTGGCCCACATTTGGTCAAAGGGTTAAATTTCAACAAAAGCGAAAAACAAACAAGAGACTTATAACAACAGAAAGTAATCCAGTTTATAGTATGGCTCATAGAAAAATTCAGAAAAGAATAGACAGATATATTAAAAAAGAAATGAATAAAAGAACGAAGAGTATAACAAATAAGATAGGATAAATGTTCTAGATGTTTACATATCAATACTTTAGAGTCATAAAAGCGGTTAATAAACAAAGAGAACATTTAATAAGAGTTTTTAACTTTTTACAAAATGAAAAACAAACACCTAAATAGTTGATATTAATGTATCTAGAAGGAAAGGTCTTAAAAGGTCTTAAAAGGTCAAGAAAGCTTTATATTATATTATATTATATTATATTATTTTTAAAGCTTTTAAAAAAACAAATACACATATGTAAGTACCACTATATTGTCAGAAAAAAGATTCTGATTAATATTTTTAATTTTATAAAATTATCAACTTTATTAAATTCCAATAGAAAAAAATACTCACTAAAGAGGTTAACATGAATGATAAACCATCAGATAATGGTAATGATGTAAAAGAACCAGACGTCAATCCAGACGAAAAAAAGAGTCCTGACAACAATAACCCAATTCCACAATGGAGATTCAATGAAGTTAATACAGAGCGAAATGAATTACGGAAAAAGATAGAGACTATGGAAGCCGCCCAAGAAGATGCTAAAAAGAAAAAAATGGAAAAAGACGGTGAATATAAGCAACTTTTAGATGATGAAATTGAACTACGAAAAAAATATGAAAACGATTCCAAACAATGGGAAGAATATAGAGAAAATCGTAGAAATTCATTAATGGATAAGTTATCAGATGATGATAAATTAATTGCCAAAAAGATATCGGATTTAGATGGTCTTGAGGCATTTGTTGACAGAATTGCAAAGAAAGGTCCAGCACCGACAGATGGAAGAGCTCCAGGAGCTAACGCTGGTCAATATGGCGGATATAAGTCTAGAGCAGAATTCGCTATGAATGAACCGCAAAAATATGAAGAGTGGAAAACGAAACAAGCCGCTTTACAAACACGTGCTGGTGTTGTTAGATTACCTGGGCAAGAACCTTATATTAGATAGGAAAATTAAATGGCAAATGAAACAACAACGACCTCATTAAATGATTTCGTTGATACAATGATAGCGGATGCAATTATGCAACTTGGGAAAGTTGGAGTAATGCCTCCGAAAGTAAAACAAAAATCTTTAGTAGGATTTCCTGGTAAATCTGTAAACTTCACTAAATGGGATGCAATTACATCTAGCGATGTTGGTGGCGGAACAGAAGGAACAGATTATACAACCAATAAATCTTTAACATCAAGTGTCGTATCTGGTACAGTAGATGAGCACTTAATCATGAGTACAATCACGGATTTAAGTCGCGATTCTTCTGTTGAAGATATTGACGCTGGCGCCGGAACACTACTTGGTAACGCACTTGCTGGCAAGTTAGATGATGACCTTGTTGGTCTATTTTCTGGTTTCAGTCAGACTGTTGCTGGTGCTGGTAGTGTATTTAGTCATGATGATATTATGGCAGCTGTTCAATATTTGAAAAATGCTAATGCACCTGGACCTTATTTCGGTGTATTTCATCCAAAACAGATTTGGGGAGCCAAAGGCTTTAGTTCATTAATTGATGTATCGGCTATTGCAAATAATTCACAATCAACACCCGCTTCAATCAGAATGCAAGAAACTGGAGAAATATCTCAGTATGCTGGTATTAATATTGATTGGTCTACAGAGATTGATGATGATGTAGCGTCCGGTGATGATGCAGCTGGTGGAATATTTTCGCCGGCTGCGATTGGATTAGTGAACAAAGGATACATGAACGTAGAATTAGAACGCAATGCTTCATTAAGAGGCTATGAGATTGTTGTTCAAGGTCTATGGAAAGAAGTTGAAGTTGTTGATACATACGGGGTGTATGTACTTAGCGACGTATCATAAATAATCGTACCGTAGGGGCGGGTTTCTTATCATCTCCGCCCGCCCTTACATTTGGAGGATAAAAAAATGGCATATGAAGTAGGTAATTGGCGAGTAACTAAATCAATTGATGCACAAGGTTCAGAAGTTGATGATAGTAAAGTATTAATGAAAAGACCTGACGGGCAACCTTGTAATGTACAAGCACAATATGTTCCGCATTATGAACGTAAAGGATTTGTAGTAATAGATGACCCATTAGTATTCGATGATATTATTGCTCCATCAATTAAAAAAGTAAAACCTATTAGTAAGAAAGAAAAACGTTTAAAAGCTTTACATCGAAAGAATCTTCGCGGATTGAAAGAAATACTTAAAAATAGTAATATCTCATACAAAGATGAAGAAACCAAAGATGATATAGTTTTAAAGGTGTACAAATTAACATATGCCACAAAGTAAGGACTATTTAAGAGAAGTCGATAAGAATCGTTCTAAGATATATTCTAAGAATAATTCATTAGTCGCAGCTTGTAGTCCATTTGATTCGAAAACAGTCGTAATAATTGGAGTTAAGGAACCTTTGATAGGTATATTAATCGCCGCTATAGTTCCAGACCCCACTTATCCTATGTTAGGAAAATATCCTTATGGGGTATTTTTCCCTCCCAATGAATCGACAAAGAAAGCATTAATCACATTTGAAGGTATTAGATTGGCATTTGGCAAGACAATTTGGCAATTGTATGAAGATTTGACGAA